GGAGCGGCAGCAGGCGGAGCGGCAGCAGGCGGAGCGGCAGCAGGCGGAGCGGCAGCAGGCGGAGCGGCAGCAGGCGGACCATCGGGCGTAGCAACTCCACCAGTGGTTACACCAATTACTCCACCTGCTGGAAAAGAAGGAGCGGCCAATGTAGATGCCCTTATAAAGTTTACTGGTGGCACAGGAGACAAAACGCATTTTCAACAATTAAATCCTTCGGTATTGAATAGTTTTGTTCAGATGGCTAGTGCTTATTTTAATAGTACCGGCAAAAAATTACAAGTTAATTCAGCTTTTAGATCGGTGGAAGAACAAGCTAATGTTAATTCTGGGACTAATCCCAAAGCTGCTCCTGGAAAAAGTTTACATAATTTAGGTAAAGCAGTGGATATTAATTCAAGCCAAGTTTCTGAATTACAATCCTCGGGATTGTTGGGTCAGCATGGTTTTAGTCCACTAGCAAACGATCCACCGCATATACAAATGCCCTCCGCAGCATCGGGTGGAATACTAAGTGGTCCAAAAAGCGGCTATCAAGCTATGCTTCATGGCAACGAAGCGGTAGTGCCATTACCCGACGGTAAAACAATACCAGTACAAAACAGCGGTGGCAGTGGATCGTCGGAACAAACTAATTTGCTTGCTATGGAATTAGGAAAATTAGAATCATTGCTTGGAGTTATGCAAAAGCAAAACGATATTACCAACAAAATATTAGCAAAACAAAGTTAAGGCATAACACATGGCAAAATTTAGTCTAGATGAAGCAACATCAATTGTTGATGAATACAATAGAAAATTAAATGCAAATGAACCTATTTCTGACGATTTAGCCAAGGCTATGAAAGATGCCTCGACAGGCATTAAAAATTATACTGATAATTTAAAAGCTAGTATTGATCAGTTAAAAGACACAACATTAAAAATGGGCAAGTCCTTAGTCCAGGGCGAATCTGGACTTAGTGTTTACAATGATACAGTAGAAGCTGGCGGTCAAGCCATGGGTGCGTGGGCTGAAAAAATTCCTATTGTAGGTGGAGCACTAAGCAAAGCCGCTAAAGCAGCAGCTAAAGCCATTGTATTAATTAACAAACAAGCTGATACTTTATTTCAAAATTATCAAGATATAAGTCGTTCTGGTTTAGTTACTGGAATGGGAGACACATTTAAAAATTTACAATCGGCTGGATATACTGTAGCTGAAATTAAAGAGTATGGCACTTTAATGAAACAAAATGCCACTACTTTAGCAACATTTGGTGGCACAGCAGCACAAGGTGCTAAAACATTTGCTGAAGTTGCTGAGTCAATACAAAAATCAGATTTGCAAACTAATTTTATGAACATGGGCATGACTGTTGGGGATATTAACAGTGGTGTTGCTAATTATATAAAAATTCAACAGTTAAGTGGTTCCACTAGGTCAGAATCTAATACAGAATTAAAAGAAAGCGCACAAGAATTTATAATGCAACAGGACAGGTTAACAAAACTAACCGGTTTAAATGCTGAGCAACAAAATAAAGTAATGGAACATGCTTTAGCAATGGAGCAATTCAATGCTAAAACACAAGAACTACAGCAAAAAGCAGATGCCGGTGACGAGTCTGCCAAAGCAGAAATAGCTCGTAATAAAGAAATTCTTGCGTTTACAGCATCTAAGTTTGGCCAAGCTACAGCAGATGACGCAGCACAATTTTTGGCAGGAGCAGTTAATAGCCCTGGATATCAAAGATTTCAAAGGGCATTACCGGAAGCCGCTAAATCAATAACTAACGGTGTAAAAAATGCCGGAGTAATCCAACAACAATTAGTAGAAGGAGCCAAAAAAACTGCAACTGAACAATCAACACTTGGTACAGTAGGTCAGTTTAGTAAAACTTTTGGTAATATGGCTGAATTTGTAAAAGCTGCTAGTTCTTCGGTTAATAAAGTGACTAAATCTAACGCTGTTATTACTAAACAAACAGAAGATCAAATAAAAGCTGTAGATGGTTCGGTTGGTAGTAGTGTTAAGTTAAGACAAAATCAAAGAGACACAACACAATCATTAGATAAGTTGACTAATGTAGGCGTTACTCCTGTAGCTAAAACTTTTTCTGCGTTGACTCGTGTAGCACAACAGTTAGCCAGTGTTGGCGGGCAAATGGCTGGTAAAGAAGGACAAATGGGTGGCGGAACTACTTTAGCAAATAAAGTTGGAATAGGAACACCACCTAGTGCCGCAGCGCCAATACCAACAACCACTAGCACTCCATCAGCTCCGCCATCAGCTCCGCCATCACCCCCACCATCAGCTCCGCCATCACCCCCACCATCAGTTGTAGCTCCTACAACTGCTCCAGTTCCAGCTGCCGAAGTAGTAGCTCCGATGGTAGAAAAAATAAAAAAAGAAATATCGTCAGTACCATCAAAAGTTGGTAGCGGATTAGTAGCAGGTATGGACGCTGTTAAGCAAATGATTATTCGTCATGAAGGACTAAGAACTAGACCATATAAAGATTCATTAGGTTTATGGACCGTTGGTGTTGGACACTTAATCGGTGATGGTAAATCATTACCAGCTGATATGAATAGAGAATTTAGTCAAAAAGAAGTAATGGACATGTTTGAACAAGACTTTGCTCATCATTATGGTATTGCTCAAAAAACGCCAGGATGGGATAAAGCTAACGAAACTGGCAAAGGTGCTATGATTGATTTAGCATTTAATATGGGCCGTTGGTGGACTAAATTTCCAAATACAGCTAAAGCATTAATGGCTGGAGATTTTTCGTCTGCTGCGGCAGGGCTAAGAGACAGCAAATGGTTTCAACAAGTAGGTAATCGCGGTAGTGAAATAGCATCAATGATAGCACAAGGCGGTGGCGGCGGTAAAATGATGCAGTCGGCAGCTACAGGAGGAATATTAACTGGTCCAAAAAGTGGATATACTGCTATGCTACATGGTAATGAAGCAGTGGTGCCTTTACCAGATGGAAGAACTATTCCAATAGCAAACATGGGCGGATCAGACAATTCTTTTGAAAATAATAAGATAATTTCAATGAAGATAGCCAAATTGGATCAATTGATTAGCGGAATGATTAAAAACAACAATTTGTCAAGCAAGATATTACAGCGACAAAGTTAACAAACTAAATACAAGACTATGGCAATTAACAACGGCAAAAATGGACGCAATGGCGGCTGGAGAAAATACTTCAAAGTAGCTGATGTAAATCAGTTAGGACAATTAAGTCCGATTTCAGGCAAAAATAACTTTGGACTACCAGGGTATAATCGTCCTGGATCAGATTTTGAAAGTGGAACTCGTAATGAGTTTGCCTTTCGTAACTATGCGTCACGCTTACCAGAAGTTTATTCAGGACATCCTAATCGATTAGAGCGTTACAATCAATATGAAAATATGGATTGCGATAGTGAAGTTAATGCCTGCTTGGATATTATTGCTGAATTTAGCACTCAAAGTAATTTAGATAATAATACTCCTTTTGATATCGAATTTAATGATCAACCTACAGATCACGAAATTGAAATGGTTAAGAAACAACTAATACAATGGACTAAACTTAACAAATTAGACCAGCGTATGTTTAAATTATTCCGCAATACTATCAAGTATGGCGATCAAGTATTTGTGCGCGACCCAGAAACATTTGAAATGTACTGGATTGACATGATTAAAGTAGCTCGTGTTATTGTTAATGAAAGTGAAGGCAAGCGTCCTGAACAGTATATCATTCGCGATATTAATCCCAACTTCCAAAACATGAGTATGGCAGCCAAAACAACTTCTGACTATTATGTTAGTCGTTCAACTGGCTCTGTTACTACGGGTAATAACTATAATGCGCCAAATGGTGGAGCAGGTGGCGGTGGCGGCGGTGGAGTAGGCAATAGTCGTTTTACCCAAGCCATGAATGAATCATGTATTGATGCTAAACATGTTGTACATTTAAGTTTAAATGAAGGGCTAGATTACTTTTGGCCGTTTGGACAAAGTATTTTAGAAAACATTTACAAAGTTTACAAACAAAAAGAACTGTTAGAAGATTCAGTTCTTATCTATCGTGTACAAAGAGCTCCAGAACGCCGTTTGTTTAAAATTGATGTGGGTAATATGCCCAGTCATATGGCCATGGCTTTTGTTGAGCGTGTTAAAAACGAAATGCATCAACGCCGTATTCCTACTGTAACAGGTGGCGGAGCTAACATGATGGATGCCAGTTATAATCCATTAAGTGTTAACGAAGACTATTTCTTTCCGCAAACGTCTGAAGGACGGGGCAGTTCTGTAGAAGTTCTGCCCGGCGGTCAGAATTTAGGTGAGATTGACGACTTAAAATATTTTAACAACAAAATGGCCCGCGGTTTGCGTGTACCAAGTAGCTACTTGCCAACAGGCCCAGACGATTCTGGCGCCGCAATGAATGATGGTAAAGTAGGTACAGCATTAATTCAAGAATTCCGATTTAACAAGTATTGTGAACGCTTACAAAAGCTGATTATGCAAAAGTTAGATGACGAATTTAAATTGTTTTTACGCTGGAGAGGTTTCAACATTGACAGCGGAATCTTTAGTATTAATTTATCTGAGCCACAAAATTTTGCCAGCTACCGTCAATCAGAACTTGATACAGCTCGTGTTGCTACCTTTTCAGCTATTGAACCGTTGCCATATATGAGTAAACGCTTTTTGCTTAAACGATATTTAGGTTTAACTGATGAAGAAATTCTTGAAAATGAAACATTGTGGCAAGAAGAACGCGATGTAGCTAGTCAGATAAAAGCACAAGGTAAAGATCTGCGTAATGTTGGAGTAATGCCATCTGCCATGGATGCAGACATTGCCACTGGCGCAGAAATGGCTGATTCTGGGTTAGGTACAGCAGAAACCGATACCGGAGCTGGCCCTGGCGAAATGCCTGCTACTCCTCCTGGTGGCTCAGCAGGTAGCCCAGCGGCTACTGGTGCCGGCGCTTAATCAAAATATCAAATAGTAGTTGACAAGTAGTAAAATATCTGTTATTATCTATACATAACCTAGGAAAATTATGGCAAGCAAAGTAGAAATCATCGGGGACGACTCATCTAGTCAAACAACTCAAGCTAATCAATTACAGTTGAATGAGTGGCATTATTTTACTTCTGCTGTATATACTGTACAAAAGCCAGAATTTCTTAAAGACGTTAATAAAATTTCTAGAGAATATGTCAATCGCATTAAAAAAAATAGCAAGTTAGATGAGATATATCCTGTTTATATGTCTGAAAATATGTACACAGATCCTAGACTTGGCGAGTTTACAAATTTTATAGCATACATATCTAAAGATATTTTAACTAGACAAGGATATAATTTAACAAACTTGGATGTAGCGTTTTTTGAAATGTGGACACAAGAACATTATAAATTTTCTGGACAAGAAGAACATGTACATCCTGGCAGTCAGATTTCTGGATTTTATTTTTTAGATGTTCCTAAAAATTCGACCAGAGTTATCATACATGACCCAAGACCAGCTAAGATATTTTCAAATCTTCCTGAACAAGACATGTCATTAGCTACATATGGCAGTACTATGATTAATTTTATGCCAGAAGCTGGTACTATGATGTTTACTAATTCGTGGTTACCACATTCATTTACTAAGAATCCTGCCGATAAACCATTTAGATTCATACATTTTAACTTGGGTGTAGTGGCTAAACAACAAATAAATACACAAGTTAGCGCAGGACCAGGCGCACAAGCTAGTATAATATGAACAAATATCTAATCCGTTTTAATAAATCTAGAGGACAACCTGGTAGAGGCTCCAAAGATCATGCTTGGCGCATATTCGAAGGTGATAAAGAATATATTGTTAAACATGTTGTCTTAGAAGTTCCCTGTCGTGACGAAATATCTGGCGATGGCCTAGGAAATGACGACTGGAATTTTGCTTGCACAGCATACATGAGTGTAGATAAAGCTACATCTACTGCTACTTTTACAGCTAAAAAACCCAAATAAAATCAAATATTCACTTTAAAATATAATGGCTAAATACTAAGCTATGATTTTAAATGAACTCTACGAAAAAAGTCCTTCAGCATATCAGGACTTAAATGACGATAATTCGCAACCAGAAATGGGTCAACTGCGTAAGACTCGCCTTACATTAAAGCAAATTCGCAAGTTAAGACAGATGAACGAACTACGCGAAATTGAATTTAAAGACAAATTAAAATATGTCAATATGCAATATGCTCCTCCCCCAGAGCCAGCGGTGTAATCTTTTTTAATAAAAGTTACATAAAACACCTACTTTTCTCCCTATAATACACTAGTATTACTTTACTTTAGTAAATAAAGTACGAGCCATTCTAAAGGAGAAATAAATGACATCGAAATTTGAACAATTGATTGAATATGTAATCAATGATGACGAAGCGAAAGCTAAAGAATTATTCCATGATATCGTAGTTGAGAAATCACGCGAAATCTATGAGAATTTAATGAACGAAGAGTCTGATGCTGAAGAAGACGATCACGCTGAACGTGCCGGCAAAAAAGTTGCCAAAGACATCGAGTATGATGACGAAAAAGATCGCACAGACGAAGATGAAGAAGGTGAAGAAGAGCCTATCGAAGAAGACATGGACGATTCATCTGGGTCTGCTAGCCAAGATTTAATGCGCGAAGTTGAAACAGAGGAGCAAGGCATGACCGAAGAGTCCGATGCTGAGTTTGATGACGAAGCTGAAGAAGATGGCGAAGATTTAACTAAAGACATGGAACACGATCATGACGCAGAAGGCGATATTGAAGATCGCGTAGTCGATTTAGAAGATAAATTGGACGAATTAATGGCTGAATTTGAAGCTCTTATGGGCGACGAAGCTGGTGAAGGACACGGCGATGACGAGTTCGATATGGAGCCAGTAGACGGTGAAGTAGGCGGTGACGCATACGCAGATGATGACACAAGTGAATTCCAAGACATGCCAATGAGCGAAAATATTAGTTTAGCTAAAGTTGCGGCCCCAACACACGGCGACAACGGTGCTAACTCTAAGAGCCCAGTAGCAGCCAATTCAGGCGCAGCTGGCATGGCCGCAAAGCCAGTCCGTAACACAGCAACTGAAGCAAATCCAGATGGCACATCAGCTTATAAAGCTCCAACAAGCTATGCTGACAAAGGCCGTGGAAATTTGCCAGGCGCAGGACAGTTTAAAAATGTACCAGCTAAGAACGGCAGTAAGTTAGAAGCCGCTCCTAAGCCAAAGTTTGACCAAGGTGGTCAAAACACACGCACACCTTTTCCAAAAGGTTAATCCATAGATATGGCTCGCAACACTTATCTCAAGGAACATCTTAGCTTTACTCAGGCAGAGGTTAAACTCTTGTCTGAGGAAGCAGAAGATGGTTCTGGTAAGAAAATCAAAACCCTCTATATGGAGGGAATTTGTATTCAAGGCGATAAGTTGAATGCAAATGAGCGTATCTATCCAGCAAGAGAAATTGCTACTGCTGTTCAAACCATCAACGAACAACTTAAAACAGGTCACTCTGTATTAGGTGAAGTAGATCACCCAGATGATTTAAAAATTAATTTAGATCGTGTAAGTCACATGATTGAAAAAATGTGGATGAATGGCGCAGACGGCTATGGCAAACTTAAAATATTACCTACACCAATGGGCGAACTAGTTAAGACTATGTTAGACTCTGGTGTTAAACTAGGGGTTAGTAGTCGTGGATCAGGAAACGTCGACGACAGAACCGGACATGTCAGTGACTTTGAAATAGTCACTGTTGATGTAGTTGCTCAGCCAAGTGCTCCAAACGCATATCCAACAGCAATTTACGAAGGTTTGTTAAATCACACCGGCGGACAAAAGATTTTGGAAATGTTCAAGGACCCAGCTAAAAGCAACAAAGCACAAAGATACGTACAGAACGAAGTAATTCGACTAATACGTGGTCTTAAGATTGAAGGGAAATAAAATGCTAGACGCACTAAAGCCGTTGTTAGATAGTGAGTTAGTTACCGAAGAAGCGAAAGCTGAAATCAACGAAGCTTGGGAAGCCAAGATTGTTGAAGCTAAGGAACTAGCACGTGCAGAACTCCGCGAAGAGTTTGCACAACGCTATGAGCATGACAAACAAGTGATGGTCGAAGCCCTTGATCGCATGGTATCAGAAAGTCTCATCGCAGAAGTTCAACAGTTACGAGCAGAAAAATCTGCTCTTGCTGAAGATCGTGTTAAATTCCAACGCAAAATTAAAGAAGACGCCAACAAGTTTAATAGCTTTATGGTTTCCAAATTAGCGGAAGAAATTGGCGAACTGCGTAGAGATCGTAAAACACATAACGAAGGCCTTAAGAAGTTAGAAGGTTTCATCGTTCATGCGTTAGCTAGTGAAATCCAAGAATTTGCCCAAGACAAGCGCGATGTAGTTGAAACTAAAGTTCGTTTAGTTACAAATGCTCGTAGCCAGTTAGAAGGCTTAAAAGCACGTTTCGTAAAAGAATCTGCTCAAAAGATGACACAAGCTGTATCCAAGCATCTCAAGGCTGAATTAAGTAGTCTGAAAGAAGATATCCAAGTTGCTCGCGAGAACAATTTTGGACGTCGTATTTTTGAAGCATACTCAGCTGAATTTGGCGCAACTCATTTAAATGAGAAAGCGGAAGTTCGCAAGTTACATAATATGCTAGCTCAAAAAGATCAGAAGATTGCTGAAGCCATCAAATTCGCCAAGAAAGCAACTGTTCTTGTCGAATCCAAGGAACGTGAAGTACGCATCCTTAAAGAGTCCAATGAGCGCACCCGCACAATGGATGACCTGTTAGCTCCTTTAAACGAGGAAAAAGCAGAAGTAATGCGTAATTTACTCGAAAGCGTTCAGACTACCCGTCTAAAGAACGCATTTGAAAAGTATCTTCCAGCTGTTTTGGAAAATCGTTCAGTAAAAGCTCGTAAAACAGTGATTACAGAATCATTAACCGAAGTAACTGGCGATAAATCTGCCCGTAGCCAAGAGCAAGATGAGCTGAGCGAAAGCAATGTCATCGACTTAAAGCGTTTGGCAGGGCTGTAAAAAGAAAAGAAAAAGGAGACTTAAATGTCACAAGATTTATTAGAAAGCCGTTGGGGCGAAACCAAAGATGCGTTGCTTGAAGGCCTAGGCGGTTCCAAGCGCAATTCAATGAGTGTAATCCTAGAAAATACACGCAAGTATTTGAAAGAGAACGCAAGTTCAGGTTCAACAGCAAGTGGTAACATTGCTACATTGAATCGTGTTATTCTCCCAGTAATCCGTCGTGTAATGCCAACCGTTATCGCTAACGAGTTGGTTGGTGTACAGCCAATGACTGGTCCTGTAAGCCAAATCCACACATTACGTGTACGCTATGCTCAGAGTTTAACTGATAATAGTTTAGCCGCTACTTCTGTAACAGCTGGTCAAGAAGCTTTAAGCCCATTCACCATTGCTACAGCATACTCTACAGTTCCACAAGGTACTACTACTGCTACTGGTTATACTGGTAACAATACAGCCACTATGGAAGGTACAGGCGGTAAGCAGATCTCCATCCAGATCTTGAAACAAGCTGTTGAAGCTAAGACACGTAAGTTACAAGCTCGTTGGACATTTGAAAGTGCTCAAGACGCACAAGCTATGCATGGTATCGATGTAGAAGCTGAAATCATGGCCGCATTGGCTCAAGAGATCACAGCTGAGATCGACCAAGAGATTTTATTATCTTTAAGTGCATTGGCTGCTACAGAGTACACATACAACCAAGCTACAGTTTCAGGTACAGCTACATTCGTTGGTGACGAGCATGCCGCTTTGGCAGTTCTTATCAATCGTGTTGCTAACTTGATCGCTCAGCGCACACGTCGTGGCGCAGGTAACTGGGCTGTTGTATCAAGTGCTGCTTTAACAGTATTGCAAAGTGCTACAACAAGTGCGTTTGCTCGTACAACAGAAGGTACATTCGAAGCACCTACAAACACCAAGTTTGTTGGTACATTGAACGGTAGTTTACGTGTATTCGTAAACAGCTATGCTCCAGATACACAATCAGTGTTAGTTGGTTACAAAGGTTCTTCAGAGGCTGATGCCGCTGCGTTCTATTGCCCATACATTCCATTGATGAGCTCTGGTGTTGTATTGGATCCGACAACATTCGAACCAGTCGTATCATTTATGACTCGCTACGGATTCGTAGAATTAACAAATACTGCAAGTTCGTTTGGTAATGCTGCCGATTATGTAGGCGAGATAGCAGTGCAAAACTTGTCATTCTCTTAATCCAAAAGATACAAAGAGTTTTACAAAAAGCAATATCAAAAAAGCAACTTCGGTTGCTTTTTTGTTGACTATTAACTCTAAATATGCTATTATGGAGCTAACTAACATAAATAAACATATGAACAAATACACAAAATGGTATAATAATATTACCGATAAAGCTAAAAATAGAAAATTGGATTGCTATACTGAGTCACATCATATCAAACCCCGCAGTATGGGCGGACTAGATACACCAGACAACCTAGTTGACCTTACTCCCCGAGAACATTTTATCTGTCATTGGTTATTAGTTAAAATGACTACAGGTAAAAATCATCATAAAATGTTAAATGCCTTGAGAATGATGAGGGCTGAAAATCTAAATCAAGAAAGATACACTACTAAAATTACCGCTAGAGTATATGAAAGTATTAAACAAGAATATTCTGAATTACAAAGTAAAAAATTTACAGGTAAAGGTAATGGTATGTTTGGTAAACAACATACACAAGAAGCTAAAGATAAAATAAGACAAAAAAATCTTGGTAAAAAATTAACGGCAGAACAAATAGAAAATCTTAAAAGAGCTGTTACTGGTAAAAAGAAACCTCCATTTACCGATGAACACAAAGCAAAATTGTCAGCCGCAGGATCTGGAAAAAATAATGCTAATTACGGAAAAACAGCATCAGAAGAAACTCGCAAGAAGATAGGTGATAGGATTCGTGGTCGTAAGCAAACTTCTGAAGAACGATTAGCCAGAGGACTGGCTAACATAGGTAAAAAGCGTGAAAAGAAACTTTGTATTCATTGTAGTCAATTAATAGCAGTAAACACTTACCCCCGTTTCCACGGCGCCAACTGTAAACAAAAGCCTTAATACGCTCGCTGGCACGGCACAAACTGCCGAATCCGCTAAATAAGTGTTAGTAAAGGACATCAATCATGGGGTTGGAAATTGGCGGTGGCATCACAATAGGCGGCGGCATCGTAATAACCTTGACACCGGCTGACCCTGCCAACTACATTTGTACAGAATTGGATCAACGCCTGCTGACTGAAGACAGCAACAATCTGATAACAGAGTCATAGCCACTATAATATAAAAGGAAACAAAATGGCAAACATTAAAATTAGTCAGTTGCCCCAGGCACCTAACGTGTCAACAGCAACCACACTAGCAGTGGTCCAAAGTGGCACAACATATCAAGCCACACTGGCACAAGTTGGCACAGCTATTGCTACACCAGCCAACGCAGAAACATTAACAGGCACATTCCTTGCCAGCAACGTGATCAATTCAAGTTTACAAACAGTTGGTGTAATGACGGGATTGTCGGTAAGTGGCGGAGTTCAAGTCAACGGTAATATCAGTGCTAATACCAATATTTCCGTTACAGGCAATGCTACTGTGGGAAATATATTAACAGCTGGATTGATTTCAGCTACCGGCAATGCTACTGTGGGAAATTTATTAACTGCTGGATTGATTTCAGCTACTTCAACTATAACAAGTGCTGCCAATATCAGTGGCAGTAATATTCTAACCGCTGGATTGATTTCAGCTACGGGCAATGTCATTGGTAGTAATGTCAACACCGCACAAGTATATAATGCTACAGGGCTAACAATTACCAATGGTAGTGGCAACATCAGTCTTAGCCCAGCCGGCAACGTTGTTGTTAACAGCAAGTACATTAATAATGTATTGGATCCAGTACAAAATCAAGACGTGGCCACCAAGTCTTATGTGGACAATTTGGCCACAACTGGTATAGCTTACCATCAACCAGTGGTAGCAGCCACAACAACTACTTTGGCCACTACAACAGGTGGTACCGTTACTTATATCCAACCCAATGGTGTAGCCAATGGCGTTGGTGCTACATTGACCACAACTGGATCGTTTAATTTAATTGACACGGCCAACATTCAGACCGTGGGCACACGTATTTTAGTCAAAGACGAAGCCAACGCAGTATTCAACGGTGTGTATACATGGGCCAATGCCACAAACATTGTTCGTTCCCTGGACACTGATGAATATGGTCCTGATAGTGTTGCTCAATTGAGTATTAATGACTACTTCTTTACCACTGGCGGTAATGTCAATGCTGGCACAGCATTTGTTGTCAGCGCACCCGCAGGTACGATTACTTTTGGTACCAGCAATATCCAGTTTAGTACATTCAGTACGTCGCAGGTTTACTCAGCTAACACTAGTGCAGGTATTAGTTTAAATGGCACAGTATTCAGTGCCAAAGTTGACAACGCGACCACGGCATTTGACGGATCTGGAAATATCAGTGTCAAGGCTGGTGCTGTATTAACAACCCCCAATGTTGGCGTGGCAACTGCTACTTCGATCAACAAAGTAACAATTACTGCTCCAGCTACCAGCTCAACATTGACTGTAGCTGATGGTAAAACATTCACAGCCAGTAACACATTAACATTGACTGGCACTGACGCTACTTCTTTCGCATTTCCTGGAACTAGCGATACTGTAGCAACTCTTGCTGCCACTCAGACACTTACCAACAAGCGTATCAATCCTAGAACAGTCAGCACCGCATCCACTGCCACGTTGACGCCGGATATTTCAGCATACGATCAGCTTAATCTAACAGCACAGGCTGTATCTTTGACTGTGGCCGCTCCTACTGGCACTCCGGTTGATGGAAACAAATTGGTTATCCGTATCTTGGACAATGGTACACCACAAACTATCACTTGGAATGCCACATATACTGTGATTGGTGTAACATTGCCAACCACTACCACTGCTAACAAAATGGTATATATTGGATGTGTGTATAATTCAACAAATACTCGTTGGGACGTGGTAGCAGTCTCAACTCAGGCTTAATCAAGGAAATAAAATGAACTCTATACCGTTTCAATTTGATACCCAATATGGTCAATTCAGCGATGCGTTAGTTTTGACTGACGAAGAACTTGCCGCATTAACTCAAGTTGATATTGAAGCAATGAAACAGCAACGCTTAACAAACTGGTTGGCTGTTGTTGAAACTCCACAGGAACAATTAAATGGCTGATAGATACTGGCGTGGCGGTAGCGGTACTTGGGACGCTTTTAACACAACCAACTGGTCTGCTAGTTCGGGCGGTGCGGGTGGGGCATCTGTGCCAACTTCAACAGATGCAGTTATTATTGACGCCAACTCAGGTTCACCAACTATCACAATTAACAGTAATAGACCTTGTTTAAGTGTAACAACCACTGGCGCAACTTGCAACATCTCAGGACTGGCTGGAATAACCGTTTCAGGCAACATCACTCTATCTACAAACACTACATGGTCAAACACTTCCACGATAACCATTGCAGCAAATAGTACTATAACTACCAATGGTGTGACAATTAATAGTGCTATCACCAGCGCATTTAACGTTACTTTGGGTAGTGCGTTAACCGTGGCCACAGCAAAATCTTTTGCGTTTACCGGCAGTACTTTGACATTATCAAACTTTATACTTTCGACCGGAAACTTTACTTCTAGCGCAGGAACTCGGGTATTTGCGTTTGGTACAGGCGCAATCACCATAACCGGTTCGGGCGTTAGTTCGTTTAGCGTTGATGGTTCAGGCCTCACATATACAGGAACCCCAACTATAAACATCAGTAACAGCAGCGGAGTAGCTTCTCGTATAACAGCACCTAACTTTACAGAAACCACAGCGTTTGATTATAATATTACTACCGGCACTTATACACTTGACATACCAGTGGGTATCAACGTAAAAACATTGAACTTCACTGGTTTTACAGGTACCTGGGCTCCCTTTACAAGTTCCTTTACTTTCTATGGTAACTTGACCCTAGTATCTGGCATGACCTTTACCACGGGCTCAGGTGTGTTTACCTTTGCCAACACTTCTGGTACAACAACCATTACACCTGCTGGTAAAACTTTAAACCCAATTACTCAAAATGGTGTGGGCGGCACTTTCGCATTAACTTCTAATTTGACCATTGTTTCATCAACAACGGGGATATTTGTACTTACCGCCGGCACATTGAATCTAGCAGGCTTTACACTATCTGCGGGAGCATTTACTTCAAATAATACTAATACCCGTGTGATTCAGTTTGGCTCGGGAGCAATTACCGTAACCAGCACTGGGAGTCAAGCATTTTTCGTTAATGGTACCGGACTCACATACACAGGTACACCAACTGTAAACATCTCAAACAACAGCGCCACTTCATTAACCATTAACACAGCCACAGGCTTTACAGAAACCAATGCTTTCAACTTCAACGTTACCACTGGAACTTATACACTCACAGTAACAACTGCTGGTGTGTTTAAATCTTTGATCTTTACTGGTTTTACAGGTACATGGAGTTCAGGTTCAACCAGTGTTACGTTTTACGGTTCTTTGACCCTAGTATCTGGCATGACCTATAGTGCAACCACAGGTACATACACTTTTGCCAATACTTCTGGTACAGCAATTATTACAGCTGGTGGCAAAACATTTGGCCCTATTACGATAAACGCACCCGGTGGCACAGTACAGTTAGCAGATACATTTAGCCAAGCAACTACCCGAGCATTTACTTACACAGCTGGAACCGTGGATATAAACAGTCAGACCAATACTTTTGGTGTGTTGACAATAACATCTTATCCAACCATTACTAATGGTCCACTAAATGCCACAACAGTTACACAATCATCTGGAACAGTAACTGTTCCTGCATCATCTACCGCAAAGTTTACGAGTACAGGTGCGTATACATTTACAGCCGGTGGCACTATTGATCTTAGCACAAACAACTCTGTATTATCTGTGGGCTCTTTTGTTTCAACAGGTTCTGCCACACGTGTAATTCAATTTGGTACAGGTGCGATTACCACAACTGGCTCAGGTACAGCATTCAACGCAACTGGCACTAACCTCACATACACAGGTACACCAACTGTAAACATCTCAAATAACAGCGGAACAGCCACTACTGTCACAGCTTCCACTGGCTTTACAGAAACCAATGCATTCAACTTTAACATTACTGTTGGAAGCTATACATTAACAATGTCTGGTGGCGTGTTTAAATCATTAAACTTTACTGGCTTTACAGGTAGTTATTCACAATCTACACTCACGTTGTACGGTTCCTTGACCCTAGCATCTGGCATGACCTATACTCCCACTGGCAGTACAATAACCTTTGCCAACACTTCTGGCACAGCAATCATTACATGTGCTGGTAAAACCCTGGGAGTAGTTACTCAAAATGGTGCGGGTGGAACGGTACAGTTGGCTGACGCACTATCAAGTAATTCAACATTAACTCTAACCGCTGGTATATTTGATGCTAACAACTTTAATGTTAGTGTTAAAAATTTTAGTTCAAGCAACACCAACACTCGAACACTTACCATGGGATCTGGTCTTTGGTCGCTAAGTGGTGATCTAGTTCCTTGGACTTTAGACACAGTCACTAATTTGACATTTAACAAAGGCACAGCCAATATTGTTTTAAGTGGTGGTACTAATAATAATGTTCGTTCATTTTCCGGAGGAGGATTGACTTACAACACTTTGACCATTGGCGGTGGATCTGAAACTAGTACCAGCGTTAGATTCTATCAGGGAGATACTTTTGATACCCTGGCTAGTACAAAAACTGTAGCATATACTCTTATACTATTAGCAGGCGCAACTATGACAGTTGGGAATTTTAATGTGTCTGGTTCTGCAGGCAATTTAATAACATTACGCAGCTCAATATCAGGTACACAAGCCATATTATCAAAAGTAAATGGTACAGTCAATGTCAATTACCTGTCAATCCAAGATTCTAACGCAACTGGAGGTGCTGTTTGGAATCCAGGAGCAGACTCCATAAACGTGAGCAACAATAGTGGCTGGCAATTTGCCGCACCTGTTACTACTGGTACTGGCAATTTCTTCCTACTTTTTGCTTAAACGCTCTGCTGTTGTTGCAATTGTGCTATAATCAGTATACGACTCAATCGATCAAACTATAAATTCAAAATCCAAAAGCCCATAAATATACTATCAAATGAAGAATAAATTATGGCAACGATAATCTTTGGTGGCGGAGCAAGTTTTAGTGGAGGAGCAGCCACCTCAGTCCCGGCTAGCCCAACAATGCAGGCCACTGCGGGATCCGTTACCACAGTAATAGTCGCAGTCAATCAAGCTATCACTAGTTTTAGCCCGTTCGCATCAGTACAATATGGTATCAGTCCCTATACATACAGCGTTAGTTCAGGCACATTGCCCACAGGTGTAACTATCAACAGCGCGACTGGCTTGGTGTCTGGCGTGGCCACTGTGACTCAATCGGCTAGTAATGTGACATTCAGCGTGACTGGTGCTGACGGTGTTGCAGCTTCAACTACATCTACTGTGTCATTTACTGTTAATAGTGCGATAACAGCCACGGCTACCTCAGTTCCTATCGTGGGTGTTTATCCCAATCAAGCTATAACTAGCTTTTATCCATTTAGCAGCGTATCGGGTGGTAGTCAACCATATTGGTATTTCATTATATCTGGTACACTACCTGATAGAGTCACATTAAATCCTGGTACTGGTCTAGTATCCGGTACACCCACAGCATATTATCCCATAACTTCGGTGACTTTTGGTGTGAGAGATGCCGGCGGAGTCGTAGCCGCTACAACCAGTACAGTTAGCTTTACCAATGTTACAAACACCACTGTTAACTATATTGGTGTGGGTGGCGGTGGTGGTGGCGGAGTATATGGTGGCGGTGGTGGCGGCGGCCTAGTAACTGCTCCGCTGTCGGTGCCTACATACCCTGGAGGATGCTTTATAACTGTAACTGTAGGTACTGGTGGTGCTGGCAATCCGTCATTAACTCCCCCTAACCCTACTTGGGTAGGATCGGGTACTAGCGGTAGTAATACTGTTATTAATGGTAATACACTTTTGTTTGGACAGAGCTTTGGCGATATTATCTCTCTAGGTGGCGGCGGCGCTGCTACATGCGGCGGCGCCAATCCTGGAAGTCCTGGCGGGTCTGGGGGCGGCGGGGGTGGTAGCACTCCACCGGCTATTCCTGGATGTGGTGCTAAACTTGGCGGAACAAGTACACAACCTACACAAAATCCAGGAATAGTGGGTATAATACAATATGGTAGGTCAGGTGGTGGAACTGGAAATAGTTCATTTGCTGGAGGTGGTGGTGGTGGTGCTACTACAGTAGGTGGTAACGCTACTGGCCCTACTGGTGGTCCAGGCGGTTCGGGGTACACTTGGCCATTTACAGGAAATATATACGGTGGTGGTGGTGGTGCCGGCGTATTTAATAGCGGTACACGTGGAACAGGAGGCCCAGGTGGCGGTGGCCTTGGCGGTAACAACGGATCAACTGCTGGAGCAGCAGGTACTGCTGGACTTGGTGGTGGCGGTGGTGGTGGTGGCGGATCTTGCGGTAGTATCCGTAGTGCTGGCGGTCGTGGTGGTAACGGTGTGGCTATTTTTGCCTATGCTAGTTCAACGGTTTTATTTACAGGTGGTACACTATCAACTCCCCCAGCAGCGCCTGGCTACCAAGTACATACATTTACTACACCTGGTACACTGACTTACTCGACAAATGCTATAATATCAACAGCTGGCTCCACTACAACGGTATTAGCCACACAAAATATAGCTATAACCAGTTTTAATTCGTTTAGCAGCGTATCAAATGGAACTCTTCCTTATACATACTTTGTCAGCGCAGGCACATTGCCCACTGGCATAACACTGAATTCAAGCACTGGTCTAGTAAGTGGAACACCCAATGCGGTATATGCCGCAGCCAGTGTTACATTCAGTGTTAAAGACGCGACCAATGCGGTTTCTGGTACAACTACTACAGTTAGCTTTAATGTAAATGCTGAAGTAACATCAACGGCTGGTGCCACTACCACTGTTTCAGGAACTCAATTTGTAGCTATTACCAGTTTCAGTCCATTTAGCAGCGTTGCTGGTGGATATACGCCTTATACATATTATATTAGTTCAGGCACATTGCCCACTGGTATAACCCTTAATAGTAGTACTGGTCTAGTATCCGGAACACCTACCTCGGCATATTCAACAGCCAGTGTAACATTTAGTGTTAGAGATGTAAATAGTGTCTCATCCGCAACAACTTCTACTGTTAGCTTCACTGTAGCTGCGGCAACATCAATTGCTGCTCAATATCTAGTCATAGCAGGTGGTGGTGGTGGCGGTGGCAGTTGCTTTACTGGATTTTACGGTGGTGGCGGTGGTGCAGGCGGACTATTACAAGGACCTGTTAATCTAGCTATAGGTGTAACTTACAATATCACTGTAGGAGCAGGTGGCGCTGGTGGTTGCGCCCCAATAGTTCCCACAGGATTTGGCGGCGCCAACATTGGATATGGTATCCAAGGTTCACCAAGTTTTGTTTCTGGAACACCTATCACTACAATAACTGCCATAGGCGGTGGTGGTGGTGGTGGTGGTGGTATAAATTCGCCAAGTGGTCTTGGTAGAGGCGGTCCAGGAGGATCAGGCGGCGGTCCTGGATCAAGTGTGTCCCCAACATCTTTCACGGGCGGATGTGGCACACCCGGACAAGGATATCCTGGCGGAGGGGGTCCAGGAGCACCAACTAACGGTAGCTCAGGCGGTGGAGCAGGCGGCCCTGGATTTCAAAAAGCAGGTGTTACGCCGCAACCTAGTGGAGCTGGATACACATGGCCATACACAGGAAATACCTATGCTTCAGGTGGCGGATATGGATACGGACTTTCTTGTGGGCCTGTGTCACCGGGCGGTGGCGGACGAGGCGGTCCTACTTCTGGTGGAGGACTAGCGCCCTATTGTGGAGGAGCCGGAACTCCAGGCACCGGCGGTGGCGGAGGCGGTGGTGGTAGAAGTCCAGGCCCTGCTCCAACTGGTCGTGGTCTTGGAGGTCGCGGCGGACCTGGTACAGTTATCCTAGCCGTCCCAACTGTAGCATACCCAACTTTAATTGCTCCGGGAGCCGCTGTAACAACACCACCAAGTGCACCTGGATATACAGTATTAACTTATACTACGCCTAGTCCTACCGCACCAGCTTCGTTTACTCTTGCTACAGCAAATGTACAGTATACAGTACAATATCTAGTCGTAGCCGGCGGTGGTGGAGGTGGTTCTACATGGTTGTCTTCTGGTTATGGAGCAGGTGGCGGAGGGGCAGGCGGATTCATAGCAGGAAATACAATAGTAAACCAAGGAGTATCATACT